CAACAGACTCCTCTTGAGGCGTATCTGCCATAATAACTCCTTTTATTGATTAATCTGCTTTGAGGCTAGTTTGCCTGTCTCCATTACAGATTGCAGTTGTACATGAAGGACATTTAACATTCTTTTCATCATGTAAATTTTTTCTCTTCCTTCAGTATCTCTTATCGGTGAGTTTAACCATTCATGGTCTAACTCTGCCGAAACCTTTTGTATAGCTTCAACAAATATAGGATCTTCTAATATTCGTTTTGCTTCATGTCCTCTTTTAATTTCTTTTTCTTTATCCATTAAATACCAGAGCTTTCATCATCGTAGTCATCTTCTGGGTTTTTATCTTTATCAAATGATTGCGAACTTCCACCAATAATTATATTACCACCACCTGTCATTTGATTATCTCTCGTTCCACCTCTGCCTGTTCCATAATTTACTCCACCTTGAGTTTGTTGCGACTCTGGTGGTAAAGGTGTTCCAGATACAAAAGAATAACCTGTATCGCCTGTTCCACTATTATAAACTTGTTGGTAAGTGTCTCCGAATACATCGGTTACTGGCTCATTCATATTATTTGCCGGTAATAAACTTTCTATACCACCTGTATTTGTATTGATATTTTTATTTGCAATATTAAAAATTGGATTTTGGTTTTTATCAAAATTACCTGTGAAATAACCTCTTTTCATTAGTTCACTCATTATAAAATCTTTTCTTAATTTATCTTGACCACCAAAAGTTAATTTAAAAAGAGGTGGCATAAATCCACTTTTCATTGTTACTTCTGATCCTTTGCTTGGAAGATAGCCTAAAGCACTATTACCAAGAAAACCACTTGTTAAATAATCAAGTAATTCTTCATCTGTTGCATCTTTCATTTGATCAATAGACATATATGGTCTTTCTTCTGGATCATCTTTATCTCTTTGTTCATCATAAGCTGATTGACCAAACTGTTCTATTGGTTGGCATACACCATCAACTAACATGAAACCTGGAGGACAAGGATCAACTGGAGTATCTGGTACAGAAGAATAATCTATTTGTGGATTAGGAAAATCTGCTGTTGGATCTAATGTTCCTGCTTTTTCTTGTTCTGTTCGTATATCATATTGTGGATTACGAAACTTTCCTGCTGAATTAACATTAGGACTTGTTGTTAATTTACCATCCAAAAAATCATTAATAATATTTTGAGCCTGTGTTCCAACCATAAAAGGTGTAAATTTATCAGCCATTAATTCATCCCTTGTTCTAGAATTTTAGAAGCTAATTTCTCTTTTTCTAAACTATTTATGTTTTGTTCTTTGACTACTTGCGTTGCCAATTTTTGTTCATCTAAGTTCATTTTTTGCATTTTAAATTGATTATCAGCTTCTAATTTTCTATTTTTAAAATCTGCATCTGCCATAGCCTTTTGTTTTCTCATTTCGATATCTTGTGCTGCTAATTGCAGAGCCGGATCTGGTTTTTCTTGTTGTGGTTGTTGAGGTGGTTGCTGTGATGGATCATTAAAAAATTGTGATGCATCTTTGTATCCACTATTTTGTAAATAATTTTCTAAAGTATTATAAATTGTTTGTGGAGTTACCATTCCCATCCCACCCATGCCAATTAATTTTTCTTGGACATTTAAAACTTGTTGTAAAACTTCTAGTCGTTGATCTTGGTTTCCTGTTCCTAGTCCAACCTGTGTTGTGCAATCATAGTGATCAGTCCATTGTCGAGGATTCATTGGAATAAATTCGCCTCGTAATTTAACTATTCTTTCTTGATCTTGGTACTCGCATACAACAGCAAGTATATTTTCAAATATATCTCTTACTCCATCAGCGAAGGACCTGGCAATTAATTCAATTCTTTGCGTAGAACTGTTCATCATCTGGTTAACAGACTGTGCTGTGGTATGTGATTTGTTTATTGTATCTGGATTAAGTCCCATTAGTTGATTTGGTACACCAGATCTCTTTTCTTTTAGCTCATCTATTTTTTTCATCATAGATAAACCATCATTTAAGAAGTTTGGAGTCTGTAAAGGAGTGACAGCATTAGGCGATTTAACTCGAACAATGCCACCTGCTCTTGAAGTAAGTAAATCATCTAGGTTTGCTTGACCATCAACAACAACAGTCCTTGCGTTATTCTGAAAATACATATTATCAAGAGTATTTCTCATGATCGTAGTACTCATCATCTGCACATCAGCTAATAAATCGTACATAGATAGACCAAAAAACCTAAAAGGCATTGGTATCGCCACACACATAGCAAAAGGCAGCTTATTTATTTCTTCATTCTCTAAAATAATGTAATTATTATAGCCACTACCTCCAACAATGATCTTTCTTAGCTCGGCAATGCCATCACCATCCATATCAACCTTCATATAGCACTCGGTTATCTGAACAACTCGCTGTGAAGAGTCAATATTAGAGATTTCTAGATCCATTGAGGGATCATCATAGCTGCGTCTTACAATAGCCTCTGTATTATAGACTTGTTCTTCGCTACTAGGCAGACTTTCAACATCTTTTTTATTGAAACCCATGTCAATTAACTCGGAAACTGTTTTAGCAACTCGGTGTGCGATGAAATTGCAATCTTTTAAAGTTTTTGCTCTAGCTGATACCAGGATTTCTTCTGGTGGCACAGGATCTATCTGGCATCTGCCATATTCCTTTGTGCGTCTAAGCTCTACATCATAAAAAGTTCCATCCTCTTCGGATATTTCTTCCACACTAAGCAATTCTATCTCATCATCTATTAATAATGTTTGATATTGCGTCTCATCTAAGTGCTTGTAAGACTCTTTTTTCTGTTTTTTTGACTTCTTCCAATAAACTTTGCAAAAACCATTCTTTTGAAGAAGTGCAGTTTTAAACATGGAGTGCAAAATATTAAAACCTTCATTGTCTCTATTAAAAATAAAGTTGCAGTAGTCGGTTATTTGCTCTGCATAAGGCACATCTTCTGGTTGTTGGGGATCAAAGTTAACCATTTTGTTTGATTGCGTAAACATACGCATTAAACTAGGCAACATAGACTCAACAACTTCTAATATGTCTTGTGATACTACACTTGATCTACCTTCTACTTCATTACCAAGAGGCTCACCAAGATAATACTTGAGTGCTTCTTTGCGTTGCGTAGATAAATCACTTGAATAAAAGCCAAGAGAACTTTGTATCTCCTGTGATATTTGTGATAGTAGCTTTGTTTTTGTTAATTTTGCCATTCGTTAAATAATTCCTGCATTGTTATATTTTAATTTTGTAGTCCATTCGGTACTCTGCTGATTGCCCACAGCAAAATATCTAAAACTATCGGCTGCGTGACTTGTCCAGTTATGTTCTGGTTTATTTTTAAGCTCTCCTCGTTCTGATGTAGCCCATCTATATTGCCTTAAAGCATCTAGACCATGTTTGCATTTATCGTGATCAAACCAACATCTGCTTAAAATCATTCTAACTGCGTTAATACCATCCTCAATAGAGAGTTTGGGAACAATAGAAGTTCGCATACCTAAAGACTGTGCTGTCTCTACTCGGCTAACTCCAGTCCCAAGCTCTCTGACTTGAGCATCGTGTGGGAGGAAGTGTGTATTGTAAATATATTTTTTCTCATCCAAGACAGTTGCATAGAATTCTAAACTCTCGCCACTGTTTTCATAATAATCAATTATGTGGAATGCTGATCCTACTTGTTGAACAAACCATATAGCAGTTTTATCTGCCATTCCTAAATCCCAGAAAGTTGAAACCTTAACATCTGTTTGATATGGTACTTTTGTAATTCTTTTTTCTTCGTCGGCTTTTGTTAAGCCTTTTGCATAGATAGATCCTATTGCAGCTGAATCAAACGAGCATTCAAATTCTGCCTCATAGACCTCTTCCGGCATTAAGGCTCTAGCTTCATTAAGCTCTAACTCGGATATAATGTTTGTATCCGATGCTTTAAATGTTTCAGCATACCAATCATCATTATGACTGGCATAATCATATAGATCAAAAAAGGCATTGTGTCCTTGAGGAGTGCCAATAGCGATCATCCCCCCAGTTAAAAAATTTTTTTTTTGTCCAAGTTCATACCTATCGACCAATGCCGGTCTAACTACTTCATTCCACAGCGAGGGAGGGAATTGACTTACCTCATCCATCACGCAAAAATCTATGGCTAGTCCTCTCAGGCTGTTTGGTCTCTCAGTACCAAGCAGCTGAATCCTTCCTCCATTTGGAAGATCGCATCTAAGCTCTGTTTCATGGTACTCGGTGTTTGGTATAACCTTTGTATATTCTTTTACATAATCCCAAGCAGTTCTTTTTGCCATGCTGTAAGTTGGTGCTATGTAATAATATCGTGGTCTTGGCAGAGGATTAATCATGCAGTGTTTAATTAGCTCATTAATACACAGCACAGTTTTTCCAAACCTGCGATGGCAGACCAAGACATTAAATCTTTTTAATTTTTTATGTACAGCCTTTTGATGTTCTCTAGGCTTGTAGGGTATAACAATTTTCAAACATCCTTACTTTCTTGCTCTAAGAAATCTTTCATGCGTGAAACATCATTGCCTTTAACAACTCCTCTTCCAGATGATTCTGGTAGGGTAGGCTTTTCGCTTAATGCCATAACTAATTCTTTAAAAGGATCGTTGGTCTGTTTAGATTTTCTTTTTTTTGTTTTAGTTTTTTTAATCATAAAAAGCCTCGTAGGAAATTCATCTGTCTTAAAATCAGTCCCCATGTTCACTGCATCAAGCCTGTGGGGTTATTTTATTATTTGTTCTGGTATTGTTCTACATGAACAAAACAGGAACAAAAGGAATACCAATCCCAATGGCTTTCTTTTGGCAAAAGTCTGCCATTAATCAGCAGTCTGGATTAAATATGGAGTAATAATATTATTTTTTAATTAGTTTGTTCTATTTTTGTTCTAAATTCTTTTGCTCACGAGAGTTTCTGTGTCAATTAAAACAAATCTCTTAATCTATTTAATTAAATCAACAACTTAACTAAACACCACTCCCTTATCATTCCTTATCTACCACCCATTAACCTATTGTATAAGCATATATTGGCTAGTAATTAGTCCTTATCTGACTCCCATTTAATCTCTATTGCTTTATCTCCACCAGATACTTCCATCTGTGTCTTATCTCCATAGACTTTAGGAAAGAGTTTCTGTGCCTTCCATTGTCTGTGCTTTATTAATTCACTTACTGCTTTGACCTCAGATATATCTGCTTTCTTTTCCCTCGACCTTGATACTGTTTGCATAGCAATAGTCTCAACATCACCGATTGACCATTCAATACCATCTTGCTTTGCTAATGCGTATTGCTGTCTTAATCCATCTTTAGTTAATAACCAGTTACGAAATGTTGCCCAACTTATTCCCTCGTCAACCACAGCATTTCTTATTGGCTCACCTTTAGCCAGTCGTTCTAATATCTTCTTAATTAGAGTCTTGCTGTACTTTGTCGGTCTGCCCTTTTTTATTTCTTCCATTTAATTTTGCTTTGTCTCCTGTAAAGTCTTCCCATCGTTGTAATATAACATCACAAAACTTAGGATCTAATTCTATTGTGTTACAAATTCTATTATTC